TCAACGTGTAAAATCAGCTTCAAACAACAGCGGTCCCGGGTATGACACCCGGGACCGCTGTTTTGTGAGGATGGGGGATTGAGAAAAAGCTCCACCGCCAAAAGAAATGGACACGACGAAACGTCATGTCCATTTCTTTTGGTGGACCAGTTTCGACGCTATACGGACCACCATCGACGGCGCCGGAGTCCAGGGCGTCCTCCACCAGGGGAAAGTCCACGGAGCTGTTCCGGCCGGTGTAGTTCAGAACCACCTTCAGGTGGTCGTCATACAGATAGATGGCGTTCACGAAGGTGGTCACGAGCCGGAGCCGGAAGGCCAGGTCGGTAAGATCCCCGGCGCGGAACTGTTCCAGCCAGAAGATGACGCGCTCCCGGGTGTAGGTGGGCCGCAGCGCCTTCTCCGTCTCCAGGGCCTGGGCCAGCTTCTGTTCCTGGGCCTCCAGCTCCAGCAGCCGGTCCTTCGTGGTGGCGGTGATGATTCCGGCCTCAATAGCGGCCATCACGTTCCCGATGGCGGCCCGCGTCTGCTTCAGCTGCGAGGCCAGGGCCTGAAGGGTGCCGTCCTCTTTGTGCCGGCGCTGGTAGTCCACCACACAGTCGGCCATCCATTCCACCACATTGTCCTGCATGACCAGGCCGGCCACCATGGCACAGACCTTTTCCTCCAGCCAGTCCCGCCGGACGTTCTGCTTCTGGCAGTCGTGGGAGAGCCGCCGCCCCTGGCAGACGTAATAATAATACAGGGGCTTCCCTGGGCGCGTCTTCCCGGACACGCCCACCATGGGCCGCTGACAGTGGCCGCAGAACAGCTTCCCCGTGAGCAGATAGTCGCCGTATGACCGCGACCTGCCCACGGGATTTTTCTTCGTGTGCAGGCGCCGCTGGACGGCCAGCCACGTGTCCCGGTCGATGATGGCCGGCAGGCCGCCGGGGGTGCGTATGTCGCCGTAAATGTAGACGCCGGTGTACCGTTCGTTCGAGAGCATGGAGTGGAAGCTGTTCCGGCCCCAGGGCTTCCCGCTTGCGGTGGTGATCCCGCGCCTGTTCAGGTCGTTGGCTATGTCGATGATCTTCCAGCCGGCCAGGAAACGGTCGTATATTTCCTTCACCAGGGGCGCCCGGTCGGGGTCCAGCTCCAGGGTGTAGTCCTTCGTCCGCCGGTAGCCGAAGGGGATCGCGCCCGTGACCATACAGTGTTCCGCATTGTAGGCCAGGCCCCGCTTGATGTCCACGGCCATCTGGGCGCTGCGAAATTCTGCGTCGCCCTCCAGCATGGCCTCCAGCAGGATACCTTCCGGGCCGGCGGGAATGTATTCCTGGCTGAACAGGCAGCGCACGCCGCACTTCTTCAGCTTCGCCTTGTAGATGGCGGCGTCGTACCTGTTCCGGGCGAAGCGGTCGTTCTTCCAGGTGAGGACGAAGGACCAGCTGCCGGCCTCTGCGTCCCGCAGCATGCGGTGGAATTCCGGGCGGCGGTCGGTGCGGCCGGTCATGTGCCGGTCGGCATAGCAGGCCACGATATAGATATTATTCCGGGCGGCGTAGGCCATGCAGTCCTTCACCTGCTGTTCGATGGACACGTCGCGCTGACTGTGGGAGCTGTACCGGGCATAAATCACACCGAAGGCGGAGGCCTCCATGGGGTCGACCATGTTCATGGAGGGGTCGAAGTCGGCGGAGCTGACCGCCATGGGAATCATGCGCTTTTTCATGGGGTCCGCCCGTCACGCCTGCGCCTGATCCAGTCCAGGCGCACAAGTTTTTATATATCGGCCACCGGCTACCAGGTCGGCCGCGTAGTCAAGCAGCTTTTCCTGTCCCTCTTCATTCAGCTGATCGAGGGCGTCGGCCAGGGCCTGGAGCTGGGGGGACAGAGCCGCCGGCGCGGCGGAAGTGACGCCGGCGAGCGGGTCGTCGGTCCAGCCCATTATGTACGACGGAGAAGTACCGAGACATTCCGCCAGCTTGATGGCCACGTTGCGCTTGATGTCAATATTCCCTATTTCATACCGCTGGATAGTCGCCTTGTTTACGCCGACAAAGTCGCCGACCTGTTCGAGAGTAAGGCCACGGGCTTCACGAAGGGCCTTTATTCTACTTCCGATCTCCATTTCATCGCCTCCCTGTAAATGAAAGCATAACACCCGAGTGTAAAAAAATCAATACGCGAAACGCAACAATTTAGACAGAACGTATTGACATTAACGCAACAAGGGTGTATTTTAGAGTTACGGCAAACGCAACCACAAAAGAGCCGAAAGGAGGCACACCATGAAAGACAGATACATGAACGCCGAGGACACCCGTCGCTTCAACAGTTTCCTGGTGGCGGCGGGGTACAATATCGGCACCCTGGCCGAGGAAATCGGAATGAGCCGGGCGACGCTGTCGTCCAGAATCAACGGGAAAACCGACTTTTCGCGCAGCGAGATGGAAAGGATCGCGTCCATTCTGGGCCGCCGCCCGGAGGAAATTTTTTTTGCGGCGTAGTTACGTAAAACGCAACGAACGGAGGAATGGCACATGAACAGAAAGAAGAAGCCGCCCGCCGGTGAGGGCGAGCGGCTTCGGAGATTGAAGCAGCTGCTGAACAGCGACTTCAGCGGGAAGGATCTGACGGTCAAAATCCGCTACGCGCCAGAAAATCCTGAAACACCCGGTCCAGCTTATTCAGAACAAAGAAGTGTTTAGAAAGCGAGCTTCGCAGCTCACTGTCTACACCGGCGAAGAGGTCGGAACACTTACCGGACAGCATGAGGACCGCGGCGTTCAAAGCCACCGCTACAACACGCACTTCGTTTCCATTGAGAGAGCGAGAACCGGAAAGCAACTTCTGACCGGCGGACGAACAGGCGGAGGCATTGATGGCGGCCTGCTGGGGAGTATCGGCACCAAGTTCAACCACAAGCGGAAGGGCCGCGACGATGGCTTCCACATCGCCCCGGCTTAAAGTCAAATCGAAATTCACAAAATCACCCCCTTCCCTGCCTTGATGATACCACGGGGCGCCGGACGGGGCAACAACAGGAGGAACAGAACATGATGATGCAAGAGTTCACGGAGCGCACCGGCGTGACGCCGACCTTCCAGGAGTACCGGGACATCGAGGCCGAATACTACGCCTTCGATGGCGGCAAGGACGCCTTCTGCAAGGCCTGGATGGCCGCCAGCGGGCCGGTGAAGCTGTACGCCGCCCGGGCACACCGCATCGAGCAGCTGGAGGGCTGCCTGATGGAGCAGCGCAAGGACTACGAGGCGCAGCTGAAGCAGCTGAAGGCCAGGATCTCCGCCCTGGAGCTGGACCTGGAGAAGGAACTGGACTGGCAGGACACCGACGGCACCGGCACCAACATGGAGCAGGGCCGGTATGAACACCTGGAGCGGTGCGGCCGGAAGCTGACCGAGGAAGAGGCCAAGCAGCTGGTCCATGAAGAATTTGGCTTCGACCCCGAGATGGTGGAAATCATCGCGGAGGTCAGCACCTACCAGGTGAACAAGTACCACCAGCTGCGGAAGAAGGAGACCTTCGAGCGGGTCCCCTGCTACGAGGCCACGGACTGGAACTACGTCCGCTTCAACTGCCGGGGCTGGCAGTACGAAATGGTGAACGGCCAGCTGCGGAACTACTGCTGCTGAAGGGGGCGCGGGGCATGAAGCAGATAACGCTGAAACTGACGGCGGAAGAAGCCAGGACGGTGTACCGGGCGCTGATCCACGCGTCCACGAGCGCCGAAAAAGAAATCGAAACGGCGGCGGAGTTTCCGGGAAGCGACGTTTTACAGGAAGCGGGGAAAAAGGCGGAAGAGCGGAAGGCGAAAATTGACGAACTTGCCCAGAAGATGCTGCGGAATATCCCCATCGAAGAGTGGAACGAGAAAACCGGGACGGAGGACTGACAGGAGGCCGAAACCATGGAAATGAACGAAATCACCTATCTGGTATATGACGCCGCCGGCGAGTACCTGGGCATGTCCCCGCTGCGGGAGCAGGCAGTGGGCGCCGCCAGGACTGCGGCAAAGAACAGCGGGGGCTTCGCCGACGTGGTGCGCGTCGCTGTGACGAAGAGCGGCACCACCACCCGGCGCTGCCGGTACCACGCCGACGGGACGGTCGAACAGCTGTGGAAGGCCGAGGGGAACCAGGCCGCCGCGGCTGTGCGGCCGCACAGGCCGGGAGACACCGGCGTCATCGCCATGCCGATGAAGAAGAACGTGCCGGAGGGCGGCCCGGCGTGGCGCCTGGTCACGTGCCCGGTATGCGGCCGGGAGTGCTGGGAGACCCCAGAAAAGGTGGTGGCCATGCAGCTGGAGCCGAAGCTGCTGGCCGCCTGCACGGAGTGCGCCCTGGCGGCGGTCCTGACGCGGAAGGAGGTCCTGGGCCATGGGTGAGGAAGAGAAGGGTCTGGTCACGCTGTACGCCGACGGGAAGCCGGTGTTCTCCGCCTCCCCTGTCGAAGTAACCATGGAGCTGGCGGAGGTCCCGGAGCTGCCGCCCGGCGGCGACGTGATGGACTGGAACAAGCCCGTCATGCTGGAGGGGACCATCGACATGGAGAGCCTGGGTGCGGTGGTGGTGAGTATCAAACAGGCGTGGGAAGCCATCGGGGAGACGTTTCGGGAAGCGGCGGAGGCCTTCGCGGAGCTGTGGAGAGCGACCGCGGCAGCCTTCGCGGAGGATTGGCTGTGGAAGAAGGCCATCGCCTGGGCGGAACAGAACCGCCGGGACCTGGCGGGCCGGTACCACCACACCAAAAAGCGCCGCATCAGGAAGAAGTACCGGAAGCGCATCGTCGAGGCCTATCTGAAGGAGGTGAGCAGCACGGTGAGCGAGTACACCTGCGGGAAGCCGGAATACGCCATGTATCAGGACGGCGACTACTGCCCAATGGAGACCGGGGAGGTCGAGGACTGCGAGGACTGCTACTACGGAGTGAAGAAGGAGGAAGCCGGAGAATGAGCAGAAAGAAGAACCTGCGGCGCGTGTCTGTGCTGGTGACGCCGCAGACCCTTTACAACCTGGAGCGCCTGGCCGACATGGCCGGGTATGGCCACGTCGGGAAGGTCATCGACAAGCTGACCAGGGACCACATGCTGGCGCTGTCCAGGGCGGCGAGGCTGCCGGCAAAGCCCCCGGAGGTGCGCCGGTGACCGGCCGGGAGCCGGAGGGCCAGGAGACGGTCCTGGAGTTCCTGCGGCGGGGCCGGAAAGGCTTCTGCCCTTCCGCCATCAGGACGTGCGAGGGGGACCTGTTCCTGATCTGCGACGCCCTGGAGGACTACGCCGACATCTGCGAGCAGTACATCGAGCGGGAGCGGGACAAGCTGACCGCCTACCAGGTGGGGTCCATCGAGTGCCGCATCGAGAGATACAGATACATCGCCGGGAAGTACGCGGCCGCCATCGGCTACGACCGGGAGAAGGCCCTGGCCCGCTGCGCGAAGCGGCGGGCGGCGGAGGGGCGCGAGGGCGTGGGCGAGGAAGCCCTGTCCGCCCTGGTCCGGTACGGAACGGAGAACGGGAAAAAGAACAGGAGGAAAGCATGAACATGAAAATCAATCTGGAATTGGGCGGAGTACCGCGCGGATACAGCTTCCTGCTGGACGGCGTGGAGCTGGTGAAACTGGACGATGACGGCGAAGGCAGCTTCGTGGTGACCGCTGACGCACTGCCGAACACCGTCCCCTTTTGTAACGACGAAGAAGTGGAAGCGCCGAACAACTACCAGGGAAGCAACCTGCACCACATTATCGAGGACTGGGCGGAGAGCCGCCCGAATCTGTACGAGGCCCTGCTGGAGCGGGAGATCGACCTGACCACCATGGACGGCATGACGGATTACGGAAAGCCGCAACTGTCCCTGCGGTCGCTGACGGTGGACGAATACAGGAAATACCGCCGCTTTATCCCGCTGACGTCCCGCGCCTACTGGCTGGCCACCGGGTGGGCCACCCTGCGCTCCCCTTTCTCGGGCAACAACTACGCGTATTGCGTGCATGCTTCGGGGGCGCTGCACAACTACGGCGTGAACTACGCGAACTACTACTGCCCGCGCCCGGCTTTTTACCTGAAATCTGAAATCGTTGTATCTATGAGCGTGCCGTCTGCGGTGATTGCCGAAGGGGATGGCACCCTGGCACGATACACCGACGCGGAGCTGATCAAAGAGCTATGGAACAGAGCCGGGAGAGAATGAGCGGCGGGAAGCAAGGGAAGAAGGCGCAGCGGGACCGCATCAACGCGGAATGGGCGGCCCTGGCAAGGGCCTGCAAAGGCTGCATCTACTTCACCGCGGGCCGCTGCTGCGATTACATCGGCATCGTCGGCCACCGCAGGCCGTGCCCGCCTGGCCCTGGGTGTACCGTGAAGACGAAGGGCGACCGCCGGCGGAAGGTGGACTACGGAAAGGTCGAAGACCTGTACCGCCGGAAGAAGACGGACAAGGAGATCGCAGCTATCGCCGGCTGCGGCGTGTCCACCGTGGCGCGGTGGCGGAGCGTGAACGGACTGCCGGCAAACCCGGAAGGAGGCGAAGGCCGTGGAGAGAATCACCATTGACGTCGAGCGGGTGCCCCGGGGCGTCTGCGATGACCTGGCCCGCTGCCTGCTGGAACGGGTGGCGGCCTACTTCGAGCAGCCGGAGGCAGAAGCGGCCTTCCAGGTGTGGCTGAAGGAATACCGCAAAAGAAAACCGGCCAGAGCGGCCGGAGAATAAAGGAGTGTGCAAAACGTGAGCCAGAGAAAGGAGAAGTACCTGCGCGGCGCCCTGACGCAGTACGAGGGGATCGCCAGGGACGTGGACTACCTGAAGAACAAGGTCGCGGTCATGGACAGGGACCTGAACATGGCCAGAGACCGCCAGGCGGAGCTGGGGCGGGCCGTCAAGCAGAGGGAGGACGCCGAAGAGCGGGGGCGCAGGGAGCGGACGCGGAGGGCCAGAGAGCGGAACCGCCGCAGGAAGGCGCACCGGCGCATCGTGGCCCTGGCGGCCCTGACCGTCCTGGCGTCCGTGCTGCTGATCATCGTCATGGCCAGAGTCCTGGCGGAGCCGAAGACGGAGCCGGCGGCGGAAGTGGAAAGCACGGGCGCCACGGGAGCCGTCCAGCTGCTGCCGCTGCTGGAGCAGGAAGAAATTGTGCAGCCGATATTCTACTGCGAAGCTGTGCCGCTGACGGCGGAGGAACAGATGGAACTGTTCAACGCGGCGGACGCCTTCGACATCTGGTACCCCCTGGCCCTGGGCATGGTCGACGTGGAAACGTCCTTCCAGAATGTCGCCGGCGACGGCGGCGCGTCCATCGGATACTTGCAGGTGAATGGGACCCTGCACACGGACCTGATGGAGCAGGTCGGCGCCACGGACCTGTGGGTGCCGAGGGATAATTTCCGCACCGGCCTGGCCTACCTGGCGCAGCAGATGGAACGCACAGACACCGTACACAAGGCCCTGATGGCCTACAACATGGGACCGTCCGGGGCGGCGGCGGCCTGGAAGGAAGGGGTCTATGAAACCGAATACAGCCAGAAGGTCGTGGAGCGGGCGGAATACTGGGCTGCCGCCATGGGCTGGTGAAGAAGAGGAAAGACGGAGAACCAGGGAGCAAGCAGAAGAGCGATCGCGGCGGGACCGGTGGGCACACAAGTGCAAGGCCCGCGTGATAGACCAGAAACGGGGCGAAGTCATCGTCCCCTGCGCCTCCCCCTTCGCTGCGATCCTGTGCGCGGCGGAAGTGTGGAAGTGCGACTGGACAGAAATCATTCACGCAGAAGTCTGGAGGTATGACGAATGATTATCAACGAGCGGGGCCTGGTGCGAAATATCAAGCAGGCCTACAAGCGGAGCGGGTACACCATCATCAGCACCGGCGACCAGGTGACCCTGTTCACGGAAGACTGGTACGTCCGGGCGGACTGGGACAAGTTCCCACGCAAGGCCCTGGCGGCCATCGTGGAGTGCATGGGCATGCTGCCGGCGACGTCGGACGCCCTGGCCGTCATGGCCGGCGAAGAGCCGCAGGTGGTCATGCCGGAGGTGGCGGGCCAGGACGTGGCGTCCTGGGAGACCGGAGAGGACGAGGCGGACACCGTCACCATGGTGCCGGTGCTGTTCCAGGGGTACCAGCTGTATCAGGTAGACGGCGGCGGGGCCTGCTATGGCGTAGCCGCTCCCCTGCTGTCCATCGTGGAGCGGGACGTGGCCCAGCATAAGGAGGCCACCAGGAAGGGCGAGCGCCGGCTGTACTGGAGCCATGACGGCGAGCTGGTGATCCTGGGGGCCGTCAGACCCACGGGGGCCTACTGGGAAAAGGACTGGGTATCCACCGCCTGGGCGGCCATGGAGACCGTGGACTTGCATCGGAAAGAGTAAAAGAACAGCCCCCTGCGTATCGTGCGGCAACACAACGCAGGGGGCCATACAAAAAGAGAAGACGAGCGCTTCTATACCAATTATATCAGAGAGAAGCGCCCGTTGCAACCGTGACAAAGCCGCCGGGGGACGGCGTTCCGGCCCCGGTAAGGGTATTAGTAAAGCGAACGGAGGGAATCACGGTGCCATACGTCGAGCGCATTGTGGAGGCCGGTCCGATCCGTGAGACCCTGAAGACCTTCACGGGAAGGGTACATACACAGGGGGCGACAAGGGAGGAAAACCGGGGACCAACATCAGAGGCCCAGGCGAAGGTGAACGAGCGGGTGGCAGAGGAACGACTGCGCTGGAAGCTGAACGCGAACTTCACCCCCGGAGACTACCACCTGGTCCTGCACTACTACGACAAGGGGGTCACCCTGGAGCAAGCCGAAGAGGACAAGAAGGAATTCCTGCGGCTGCTGCGGAAGGAGTGCCGGAAGCTGGGCGTCGCCTGGAAGTATGTCGCATGCACAGAGACCAAGCGGATGACCAATGTCCACCACCACATCATCATGCCGGCCGTCGAGGTGGCGGTCCTATCGAACACCTGGGAGCGGGTGGTCGGCCAGAATAACGGGAACATATCCATCAAGCCCCTGGACAAGCGAGGAAACCACGCGAAGCTGGCCAGGTACCTGATGAAGGAAACCAGGTCCACCGTGGCCAGGCACAAGGAGGCCGGGAAACGGTACAAGCGCTTCAGCTGCGCCAAGGGCATGGTGCAGCCGGAACCGGTCTACCACGTGATCCGGGCCGCCAGCTGGGCAAAGGAGCCGCGCCCCAGGAAGGGGTATGTGCTGCTGAAGGACGACAACGGCGCCACGTGCCGGTCGGGGGTCCATGAGGTCAACGGCTGGCCCTGGCAGGAATACTTCGAGCTGCGGGTGGAGCCGCCGGGGCTGCCCGTCAAGCAGAAGGCACCACCCCGGCGAAGAAGGAGGAACAGAACATGAACATGCAGGCAATCGAGAAAATCAACACCGAAATGCAGAAGAACCCGACGGACCAGTACACCGAGATCGTCGGGCAGTACATCATCGACCGCTGCACCAGCGACCCCGACGGCGCCCTGGTGGCCAAAAAGGGCAAGACCCTGGCAGGAGCCATGACGGCGGTGATGGAGCGGGCCAAGAAGGCCAAGCGCGGGAATTATGCCGTGCTGCTGCCGGCGCAGGTCTTCGGAGCCGTCGACGAATACTTCGGCATGCAGACGGACGAAGAGGCCCAGGAGCGGGCCATGATGGCAGCCTGCGGGGCGACCCACACGCCGGTGGCACCGCCGGCCGCGAAAAAGGTGGCCCTGGATCTGGCCGACTTCCTGTAAGGGAGGGCACCGACATGAACGTACCGAAGAAAATCAAGGCCATGCCGTGGCCAGAAGAGTGGAAGAGCCAGACGAACCAGGACGTCATCGTCACGCTGGACTGGCCGGTGGTAGACCATGAACGGCTGATGGTGGCCACCTTCCGCCGGAACACGGGGAAACGGCACTACGGCACACCGGGGCCGGACGTCCGGCTGGTGTGCAGCAAGAAGCGGAACCGGGCGGCCATGGAGTACCGCGGCGGGGCGAGGCCGAAGAAGCGGGCGGACCTGGAAGAAGCGGTCGGGGCCATGTGCGTCAGCGTGGGGACCTGTTACCCGGAAATCACGCCGGAGGACGAGGCAGCCCTGGCCAAGTGGCTGGGAGCCAAGCAGACCATGAACCACATGCTGCCGGAGCTGTCCAGGTGGGTAGAGGACGCCATGGAGCAAGAGCGAGAGGCGGAGGCCCGCGCCAGGGGCGAGCTGGAGGACGACGAGGTGACACGGCTGTGCCCGGAAGAGCTGCCCGAGGGGCTGGTGGAGTACATACGGAACACCATGCTGCCCCAGGACCGGGTGCTGCTATACAAGAAAGGGAACGCACGCGGGACGTGCTTTGTGTGTGGCAGGCAGGTGTACGCGAAGGGAAAGCGCTTCCGGCAGGACAATGTGGTAAAATGCCCGGACTGCGGGGCGACGGTCGTGGCGTACCTGGAGACCAGCGACCGATACAAGGCGAACTACGTCCAGGACCTGGTGACAATTCAGAGGGGCACGGACGGGGCCACGCTGTTCCTGCGACAGTGGCATCTGTGCCGAGATTACACGGCGAAATGGGAGAACATCGCCGACCACCTGGAAGAAGTGGCCCGCTATGGTATCCGAGGAAAACGGGTGGCCAAGTGGCAGATTGAGAAGAAAGAAGCCTGGTGCATGAACACCTACCGCTACCGCCTGAAGGACTGGGAGCGAGTCAAGAACGTGACCGAGGTCTACGACGGGACGTACCAGTTCTTCCTGCCACCGAACTGGCGGGAGATCCTACAAGGAACCAGCCTGGAATACTGCGACCTGGGCGGCTACGTCCGGGAGCGGGAGCTGGCGCGGCGGGAGGCAGACCACCGGGGCAACCCGGTGCGCTTCCTGATGGACTGGGCCAGGTACCCGGCCATGGAAAAGCTGTGGAAAGCTGGATACACCGAGCTGATCCACGAACGCGTGACGGGCCGGTGGAGGACGAAGAAGCACAGTATCACATGGACGGCGCGGACAATCCAGAACGCCGTACACCTCCCTCTGCACATGCTGCGGCTGAAAAAGCCGGCGGAATGGACCGCCAAGGACGTCGCAAAGCTGGCGGAGCTGCGGAAAATGGCCAGCGACGGCGTGATCCAGGAGCGGGAGGCCGTGGAGCTGTTCACCGCCGGAGTCGAGATTGACAACGTGCGGCAGGCCCTGGGGCATGCAACTGTCCACAAAGTTGTGAAATATGTGGAAAAGCTGGTGGCCGAAGAAGAGGCGAAGAAGGACGCGGAGGAAGCGGAGGCCAAGAAGAACCGCATGCCCTATTATCGGGGCAGGGTATATTCCCCGGAGACATACCGGGACTACCTGGCCGACTGTGTGCGGCTGCATCTGAACCTGGACGACCGGGAAGTCCTCTTCCCCGCTGACCTGGAGGCCGCGCACCAGCGCACCATCGCACAGGTGAAATACCAGGAGAACAAAGCGGCGTGGAAGAAGTTCGAGAAGCAGGCCAGGAAGCTGGCCGCCATGGCATGGGAGCGGGACGGCCTGCTGATCCGGCCGGCAAGAACGCCCGGGGAGCTGACGGCGGAGGGAAAGGCCCTGCACCATTGTGTCGGCGGATATGCGGACCGAATGGCGGCGGGCGAGACGGTGATCCTGTTTATCAGGAAGGCAGAAGAACCGGACACACCGTTCTACACCCTGGAATATCGGAATGGCGTCGTCGTTCAATGCCGGACAAGCCACAACGCGACATACGAGCAGGACGAGTCCGTGAAGAACTTCGTCGACGCATGGGTCGAGCGGGTGACCAAGAAGGACAAAGAACGCAAGAAGGCCGCTACTGCGGCATGATGAAAGGAGAACAGCATGGAAGAGTACAAGGGCACGGAAATGCAGGAACAGGAAGCGGCGGCCATGGAGACCGCAGGGGTGAACGAGGTGGCGCCCCGCTCCATCGAGGTCATCACGGCGGAGATCTGGCTGTATAAGCAGCAGGCCGGCGCCGCGATCCTGGAAATCGGCCGGCGGCTGAATGAAGCGAAGGCCCAGCTGTCGCATGGTGAGTGGCTGCCCTGGCTGGAGGAAAAAGTGGAGTTTTCCGAGGTCACAGCACAGCGATTTATGAGGCTTGCGAGGGAGTACGAAAACCCGTCTCTGGTGACGGATTTGGGAGCCTCCAAAGCCTTGCAATTACTGGCTTTACCGGCTTCCGAGCGGGGCGAATTTATCGCCGAAAAACACGAGGTAAACGGCCAGGAAAAGACGGTCATGGAAATGTCGAAGCGGGAGCTGGCCCAGGCCATCAAGGAGCGGGACGAGGCCCGCCAGAAGGCCGAAGAGCTGGAGAAAACCATGGAAGAGCAGCTGGAGGAACAGCGCACCGTCTACGACACGGACATGGCGGAAATTCAGGGCCGCCTGGAGGAAGCGGAGAACCGGGCGGCGGGATATGCCAAGAAGCTGGAGGACGCCAAGGCAAAGGCGGCGGCGGACCTGGAGAAGGCACAGGAGGACATCGACAGCCTGAAGGCGGAGCTGATGGAGGTCACAGCGGAGCCGGCGCCCGTGGCCGTGGAGACCGTGGTGGACGAAGAGGCGGTCAAGGCCGCAGCGGAGGAAGCCAGGAAGGAAGCGGCCGAGAAGCTGAAGGCGAAAATCGAGAAGGCGGAGAAGGCCAAGGAACGGGCAGAGCAGGCCAAGGCAAAAGCGGAGCAGGACCTGGCGGCCATGAAGGTGGCCCAGGAGGAGGCCCAGGCCATCGCAAACCAGGAGAAGAAAAACCTGGCGGAGCAGGTGCAGGCCCTCCAGAAGAAGCTGGCGGTGGCGTCCTCTTCGGAAATGACCATCTTCAAACTGCACTTCGAGCAGGGGCAGACCTCCATCAACAAGATGACCGAGTGCATCGAGAAAATGATGGAGGCGGGAGACGGCGAAGGCGCCGGAAAGCTGCGCAACGCCCTGGCTGCCCTGCTGACCACCACCCTGGAGGTGCTGAAATGACCCGCCGGCGGCGGAAGAAGCCAAAATGCTACCTGGCACACGGGGCGAACACCTGCCTGGGGAAACCCACGAGGACGGGAACAACGGCGGCCAGGTGCCGGAAATGCAAGTGGCTGGAAAAGGGGCTGAAATAGTGGCGAACATCAACCTGGCGGACCTCCCGCCGAAGTACCAGGCCCAGGCCCTGGCCAAGCTGGCGAAACAGGAGCAAAAGAAAAGAGCGGTGACGCAGCAGCCCGCCCGGTCGAAATACGGAAACGTAAAGACCGGGCGGGACGCCCTGCATTTTGACAGCAAAAAGGAGGCCCGCCGCTTCGACGAGCTGGCGGCGGAGCTGGCCGCCGGGACCATCAAGGACCTGCGGCTTCAAGTGGAGTTCACCCTGCAAGCGGCGTACACTACGCCGGACGGCGAGAGGGTGCGGGCCATCAGGTACCTGGCGGACTTCACCTACTACCGAGACACCGGAGGAAGCTGGGAGTATGTGGTGGAGGACGTCAAGAGCAAGCCGACCAGGACGAGGGTGTACCTGATGAAAAAGAAAATGATGGCCGACCGCCTGGGTCTGGACATCACGGAAATCTGAAAGCGAGGGAAAAATGCTGAATAGGTGTATCTTCATGGGGCGGCTGGCTGCCGACCCAGAACTTCGGAAAACCGGGAGCGGGACGTCGTGCTGTTCCTTCCGCCTGGCTGTGGATCGGGACTACAAGGGGCAGGACGGACAGAGGGCCACCGACTGGCTGAACTTTGTGGCCTGGAGAGGGACGGCCGAATTCATAGCCCGGAACTTCCGAAGAGGCCAGCCGATGGTGGTCGAGACGAAAGCCCAGTCGAGGACCTACGAGCGGGACGGCCAGAACCACACTGTCGTGGAGTTTGTAGTCGACAACGCATACTTCGCCGGCGGGAAACAGACGGAGCAGCCCGCGGCCGGAGGATATGAGCGCGGAGAGTATGGAGACGCAGCGGACGAATGGCGTCCGCCCTGGGAGGTGTAACGATGGCCAAGCGACTGCCGGAGGACGTGAAGCAGGTTTGCCTGTGGCTGGCGAAGGGATACGAAAGGCGGCTTGCGAAAGAGCAGGACCAAAAGCACCCCGGCAGCCGCAGAGCTGGGAAAGGACGCAACCGAGAGCGGGAGCGACTGGAGGCCGTGGAGCAGGCGCTGGTGGCCGTGGGCGCGGACATCGCCGCCGACGAAGTGCGGCGTCAGCTGCGCGAGGCCATCATGCTGAACGTGAAGAGCGGGAGGAAGTACCCGTATGAACTGCTGCGCCTGGAGGGCGTGAGCAGGTCGGACTTCTACCGCAGGAAAGACAAGTTCCTGGAGGACATCGCGGCCCGCATGGGGCTGCTGTAAAGTTGGGACTGTGCAGCGAAAAAATTTGCTACCATGTCCATACCGGGGAAACCCGGGCATGTTCTGTCCCTCCAGACCGCACCGGCGGGACATACCGGGAGAACGGCCGCTGCCCGGGAGGTGGCGGCCGTTCGTCATAGGAGGAAGCAATGGCAAAAGAATGGGCGAAGAGCTTCTACAAGAGCAGGGCGTGGCGCCAGCTGCGGGCGGAGATCCTGCGGCGCGACATGTTCACCTGCGAAGAGTGCGGAGCGAGAGCCACGGAAGTACACCATGAAATCGAACTGACGCCGGGCAACATCGACGACCCGGCCATCGCGCTGAATCCCAAACTGCTGCACAGTTTATGCCACGATTGCCACACGGCGATCACGCAAGGAAATTCTGATTGCGCAGAAGGATATTTTTTCAACGCCGACGGCCAGCTGACCCCCCGGGGAGGGTGAGGAATACACCCCGGCCCTGGGGACCGAGAGGGGCACACACGAAAACACGCGCCACGTGCGAGCATGAGGGGGGGTATCAAAATGGCAGAGGACAAAACGATGGATTTCGGCGATTATGCCGAAAGCTACGAAAAGGTGGACCCGGCCCGCAAGGTAGTGGCCCGGAAGTACATCGTCGAGCTGCGCTTCATGGAGGAACAGCTGGGCAGGCTGAAGGAAGACATCGAAAAAAACGGAGCCGTCGACAACTTCGTCCAGGGCAGACAGTCAATGCTGCGAGAAAGCCCGGCCATGAAGGCATACTGCACCCTGGTCCAGAGGTATGGAGATCTCCAGAAAAAGCTGGCGGACCTTCTGCCGGAGAAGAAGGACGCGCAGAAGTCGCAGGCCGGCGATAGGCTGGCCGCATTTGTGGCGAAAGGGAAAAAATAACCCGTGGCCGTAAACTATGCCCGCCGATACCTGAACGCCATCCGGGACGGGAAGGTGAAAGTCTCCGAGCCGGTGCGCATGGTGTACGAGCGCCTGGAGAAAGAACAGGCGGACAAGACGTGCAAATACCGCTTCGACCTGAAGCTGGGAAACCACGCCATCGAATTCATCGAAACATTTTGCCGGCACTACGAGGGAGACCTGGCGGGGCAGCTGGTGAAGCTGGACCTGTGGCAAAAGGCCTTCATTCAGACACTGTTCGGCTGGATCGACAAGAAAACGAAGCTACGGCGCTTCCGGGAGTTCCTGCTGCTGGTGGCCCGGAAGAACGGAAAGTCCATGCTGTCGGCCTGCATCATGGTCTACATGCTGGTGGCAGACGGAGAGCCTGGCGCCCAGTGCGTCAGCATCGCCACGAAATACGACCAGGCGGCCATCGTCTACAAAACCGCCAGGAAGATCGTGGAGCAAGACCCGGAGCTGGACGCCCTGGTGCGCCCCATTGTGGGCGGCATGGAGTTCAAGCTGACGAACAGCACCATGAAGGCACTGGCGTCCAAGTCGAAAACACTGGACGGCCTGAACCTGCATTATTGCAGCTGCGACGAGCTGCACGCGCAGGAAGACCGGAACATGTACGACGTCACGAAGCAGGGCATGAAGGCCAGGAAGCAACCGATCTATGGCAGCATCACGACGGCGGGCTTTGCGCGGGAAGGGATCTTCGACAGCATCTTCGAGTATGCCCTGTCTGTGGCAAAGGGAACCGTGCAGGACGACCGCATGCTGCCCCTGCTTTATATGCTGGACAGCCGGGAAGAATGGACAAACCCGGAGGCGTGGGAAAAGGCGAACCCGGGCCTGGGGACCATCAAGGACCGGCAGCAGCTGGCCGACGATGTCGAGCGGGCGAAGAACGACCAGTCCTACCTGCCCACCCTGCTGGTGAAGGACTTCAACATTCAGGAAAACGCGGCGGCGGCCTGGCTGCCCTTCGCGGTGCTGAAGAATGAACTGGTGGTGCCGGACGAATACCTGAACCACACCTACGCCATCGGCGGCTGTGATCTGTCGGCGACCACGGACCTGACGTGCGCCACCCTGCTGATCCGCCGGCCGAAGGACCCGCACTTCTACGCACTCCAGCAGTATTTCCTGCCGAAGGCGAGGGTCGAGCAAATACAGACCCAGGGGCGAAAGGAAGCGCCATACACGCTATGGGCGGAACAGAAGTGGCTGACGCTGTGCGAGTCGGCCACCGTGGACTACAACGCCGTGACAGCCTGGTTTGTGAAAATGGTCCAGGAGCGGGACATCAGACCGCTGTGGGTGTGTTACGACGCGGCCCTGTCCGGCTACTGGGTGCCGCAGATGACAGAAACCGGCTTCGAGATGGAGAAGATCCGCCAGGGGCCGGTGACATGGACCTATCCGATGAAGCGCATGAAGGGCCTGTTCGAGGACCACCTGATGGTCTACCAGAACAACCCGATCCTGCGGTGGTGCCTGTCGAACACGGCGGCCAGAGCCAGCAATCAACGCGGAATCGACAGTATCCAGCCGGAAAAAATCACGTCGAACAGACGAATCGACGGAACGGTCAGTCTACTGAACGCCATGGTGGGCTACTACAACCACGAAGACGAATTTTTACAATATTTGAGGTGATAAGATGGGCATTTTCAGCCAGTTCTTCGACTTCTTCCGGCCGAAGGTGCGGGTGTACTTCGGGCCGTCTGGCAGGTCGTCCCCGTGGAACCGAGAAGCGTATGAACAGGAGACGGTGCGGGCCATTATCGACTGCATCGCATCGCATACGGCAAAGTCGCAGGCCATGCACGTGATCGAAGATAAACAGGGGCGCATCAAAGAAATCAAGAGGTCGAGCCCGTATGCAAAGCTGTTGAACCAGCAGCCGAACACCCTGATGTCCGGCTTCGACCTGAAGTACAAGCTGGTGGCACAGCTGGAAGATAAGACCACCGCCATGGCCTTCATCAAATGGGACGGACTGACGCCGAAAGCAATCATCCCGGTCCAGTACAGCAATTTTGAATTTTTCGGCATCAAAGGCGGCGGCTATGCGGTCCGCTTCGTAGATGAAACCGACTGGAAGGAATACATACTGAACGTCGAGGACGTCGTCATTCTGCGGAAGTTCTTCAATCACCACCCTATCGCCGGCGACGGAAACCAGCCGATCAACAACACACTGACGATGATCAAGGCAAGCGACGAGGGACTGACGGAGGCCCTGACCGTAGCCAATAAGGTGCGCGGGCTGCTGAAGCAGAAGAAGGCTATGCTGGCGCCGGAAGACGTCAAGAAAAGCACCGACGACTTCGTGAACCGCTTCAAGACGGCCGCAAAAGAGGGCGGCATCATCGGCGTGGACTCCATGGAGGACTTCACCCCGCTGAATGTTACGCCGTGGTCCACGAACGCGGCGCAAATGCGGGAGATCCGCGAAAACCTGTTTTATTACTGGCGCATCAGCGAGCCGATCCTGAAGTCCAGCTATACCAGCGACCAGTGGCAAGCCTTCTATGAGAGCGTGATAGAGCCGATCCTGATCCAGATGGGGCAGGCCTTCACGAACGCGTGCTTCACGCAGCGCGAAAAGGACGTGGGCAACCGCATCATCTTCACGTCGTCGGCCATGATCAACGCGTCGACGTCGGAGAAGGTGCAGCTGGTGAACGCGACGCGGGAAATCGGCCTGATGACAACGAACGAGCAGCGGGAGCTGTTCGGCCTGCCGCCTGTCGAGGGCGGGGACGAGCGGATTATTTCCCTGAACTATATCAAGCAGTCCGACATGTCCAAGTACCAGACGGGCCAGGAGCCGCAAGAGGACCCTGGAAACACGGGGGGCCAGGAGCCGCAGGGAGACCAGGGCGGCCAGGAGCCGGCGGCGGAAGAAGGAGCCGGAGACGGTGGGAAAGGGGGTGAAGAAAGTGGAGAGTAAGCGGAACGACCGAATGGAACGCTGCTTTGAGGTCAAGACCAGAGCCGTGGAGGCCGAGGGACAGGAAGGCCAGAAGGAACTGTATGTCGAGGGATACGCGGTGCGCTTCAACTCCCCCACCGTCCTGTTCGAGATGGGCGGCGTGGAGTACAAGGAACAGATTGACCGGCACGCCTTCGACGAGGCCGAGATGGACGACGTGATCTTCAACTACAACCACGGCGGGAAGGTCATGGCGCGAACCAGGAACGGCACGCTGGAGCTGAAGGTGGACGACGATGGCCTATTTATCCGCGCCCGCCTGGACGGGACGGAGGAAGGCCGGCGGCTGTATGACGAGATCGCCGGCGGCTACATCGACAGAATGTCCTTCGCCTTCACCGTGCGCGAAGAGAGCTTCGACAAGGAAGCGAGAATGTGGACGGTCCAGAAGGTGAAGCGGCTGTATGACACCAGCGCCGTGGACATTCCGGCCTATGATGACACCAGCATCGCCGCCCGCCGCGCCGCCGTCGAAAAGGCGGCGGGAGAGCGGAAGGCATCCCTGGAGCTGATGAAGCGCAGGGTAACCCTGAAATGCAAAATCTAAAAACCGAAAGGAGAACGAACCATGTACCAGAAGAGAATTGCGGAAATCGAGGCCAGAAAGGCGGAGATCGCCAAAGAGATCGAGGGCGCCGACGAGCAGCGCACCAAGGAGCTGGACACCGAGGTCGACGGCCTGAACGCGGAGCTGGCCACCCTGCGCTCCAAGCAGGCCGTGGCCAATAAGCTGACCAAGATCCCCGGCAGCGAGGGCGGAGAGGACAAGGAGGAACGCGCCGAGGAAATCTACCGCAGCAAGAAGCTGACCCTGTCCGCCGATGAAGTGCGCCGCGGGCTGGCCTCCCTTCGCTCCACCCTGATCACCACCGACAGCCTGGCGAAGCCCACCGGCGTGGGTCAGACCATCGACGAGGGCTTCAACGTCGTTTCCTCCATCGTGGATCAGGTCCGCGTGATGGATTGCACGGGCTGCGGCGAGTGGACCGAGGCCTATGTGAAGAGCATGCCCGAGGCCGACGACGGCACCGACGGCACCGCACCCGACCCGAGCGACCCCGTTTTCCGGGTGGCGGCCATCAAGCCCAACCTGGTCAACGTCGTGTCCTATGTGTCCAAGAACATCGAGAAGCTGACCCCTGTCCCCTATGCGGAGAAGGTCCGCGAGCTGGCCCTTACCGCACTTCGCGCCAAGGTGTCCAAGCTGATCGTGAACGGCAACAACGGCACCTTCTACGGCATCAAGAACGCGGTGAACACCAAGAGCGAGGCCATCTACACCACCCTGGCCATGACTGTGAGCGGCGGGAAGGGCGTCATCGACCAGAACACCCTGCGGAAAATCGTCCTGGGGTATGGCGGCGACGAGAATGTGGGCGCAAATGCGCGCCTGTATCTGCACAAGACCGACCTGATCGCCTTCGGCGATGTCCGTGGCACCAACGAGAAGAAGGCGGTGTATGAGATCCTGCCCGACGCTGGAAACCCCAACACCGGAATCATCAAGGACGGCGGCCTGGCCGTTCCCTACACCATCAACAGCGCCCTGACGCCCCTGTCTGGCACCGCACAGACCACCAGCGCAGTGAACACCATGGTCTACGGCGACCCGATGAACTACGAGCTGGGCCTGTTCGGCGACTACACCGTCGAGGTCAGCAAGGACTACAAGTTCGGCGAGGGTCTGCTGACTATCCTGGGAGAGGTCATGGCCGGCGGCAACCTGATCCGGCACAACGGCTTCATGGTGTGCCAGATTGCCGCGAACGCCTAACCCGGAGGTGTGAGCCATGGCGGTGACTACTGAATACCTGGCCAAGCTGCGCAGAGCCGTGCGCCGCAGCGAGAACGCGGAAGTGGACGCGGAGCTGACCGACATCATCGAAGAGTGCCGCCTGGACCTGATCGGGCTGGGAGTCCTGGAAAGCAAAGCGAACGATGAAGCGGACGCCCTCATTCTGGGGGCGATCCGCTGCTTCGTCCGCTGGAAGTTCGGCCTGAACAACGACGAGGCGGCCGTGAACCGGGAGGACTACATGACCATGCGCGACGAAATCAGGAAGAAGGTGGCCTATTGTACTTCAGCGACAGAGTGAAGCTGATCCGGCGCGTCACGCAGCTGGACGAGGCGGGGAACCCTGTCCTGGACGACATCGGGAACCCTGCATACACGGACGAAAGCCTGGAGGTGTGGGCGGACCTGCAAAGCCCTTCCAGGGCGGAAACTGCGGCCGCCGGCGCCATGGGGCTGAAACCGTCCTGCACGGTGGTGGTACACGCCAGCGACTACACTGGCCAGACCATCGTGGAGGTGGCAGCGGACAAGCGCCTGACCGTCTACCGAACCTTCAAGAGAGGCGAGGACGTGGAACTGTATGTCACCGAAAAGGCGGGTGACGTGCGTGGCAAATAGAGTCGGAATCGACGGACTGGCCACGGCGGTATCGGAGGCTGTGAAAGAGTACGCGACCGCAACGGCGGACGGAATCAAGAAAGCGGCGAGCAAATCAGCGGACGGCTGCGTGAAGGAGCTGCGAAGCACTTCGCCGAAGCTGACGGGAGACTACCGCAGGGGCTGGAAGAAGACAAAGGCCTTCGAGAACGCCGCCAGCGTGCGCTACACGGTCCACAACGCCACCGACTACCAGTTGACCCACCTACTGGAGAAAGGCCACGCAAAGCGCGGAGGCGGCCGCGTACAGGCGCAACCGCACATTGAACCGGCGGAGCAGACCGCCATAAAGGAGTTCGAGCAGAAGGCGAAGGAGGCATGCCAGCCGTGAAAGAACCGAAAGACGTCCGCGCGATCCTGACCGCCACGGGCCTGCCTGTGGCATATCGCATGTGGGAGGAAGGCGAATCGCCCGACCCGCCCTTCTGCGTATATTACGCCGGTCAAGCGAACAACATGGCCGCCGACGGAGTGGTGTACTTCAGCGCACAGCGGTACACCATCGAGCTATACACCGACGCAAAAGAGCCGGAGACCGAGGCCCTGGTGGAGCGGGCGCTGACCGCTGCCGGGATCTACTGGACGAAGGACGAGACCTACATCGAGTCGGAACACATGCACGAAATCATCTATGAAATCGAGGTGTAAAAAATGGCTGACAAAGTCAAATACAACCTGAAGAACGTACACTACGCGCCCATCACGGCAGAGGGAACGGCGACCACCTTCCCCACCTATGGAGAGCCGAAGCCCTGGCCCGGCGCCGTGGAAATGTCCCTGGAGCAGCAGGGCAGCATCAGCAAGTTCTATGCTGACGGCATCGTCTACTGGCAGAGCGCCAAGAACAACGGCTACGAGGGCGACCTGACCACCGCCCTGGTGCCGGACGAGTTCCGCGTGGACTGCCTGGGCGAAGAGCTGGTGGAGACCGACAAGGTCTACATGGAGAAGGCGACTGCGAAGTCTACCCCCTTCGCCCTGTTGTTCGAGTTCGAGGGCGACGCGACCGGGACGAAGCACGTGCTGTATAACTGCACGTCCACCCGCCCCAACATCGAGAGCGCGACCACCGAGGAAGAGATCGAGCCGTCCACCGAGACTGTGACGATCTCCGCCGCCGCCCTGCCGAATGGCTACGTGAAGGCGAGAACCGGCGCAGAGACCACCCCGCAGGTGGCGGCCGACTGGTACAACGAAGTGTATACCCCCACCGTAGCGTGATGATAGGAGGGACAGAACGTGCAGGACATCATCAAGATTGACGGGAAGGACGTCCCCTTCAGAGCCACCGCGGCGGTGCCGCGTCTGTACCGGATTAAATTCCGGCGGGACATCATTCAGGACATGCAGGCGATCCAGAAATGCCTGGACAAGAAACAGGAGGACGAGGAAGTGAGCCTTCCCCCGGAGGCCCTGGAAATGTTCGAGAATATCGCCTACATCATGGCGAAGCATGCGGACAAGGACAATGTCCCCGCGTCCCCGGAGGAATGGCTGGACAGCTTCAACACCTTCAGCATTTACGAGATTTTCCCGAAAATCATCAAGCTGTGGGACCTGAACATGGAAGGCATGTCGACCAGTAAAAAAAAATAAGACCATCGACCAGGGAGATGAACACGGCACTCTTTCTGTTGCGCTGCGTGCAGCTGGGCATCTCCCTGGCCGACCTGGATCTTCTGACCATCGGAATGGTCGATGACATGTATATCGAGCAGAGCAACGACGAAGCGAAGTATCCGTACAAGGCGACGCAGCGGGACTTCGACAATTTTTAAGCGGGAGGTGGTTGAACATGGCGGGCAGAATCGAGGGAATCACCGTAGAGATCGGCGGCGACGTCACGAAGCTGAACGACGCGCTGCGGTCGGTGAATAAGCAGATCAATTCCACGCAGTCCGCCCTGAAGGACGTCGAGCGCCTTCTGAAGATGGACCCGTCGAACACGGTCCTGCTGGAACAGAAGCAGCAGCTGCTGGCCCAGGCGGTGGACGACACGAGAACAAAACTGGAGAGCCTGAAGACCGCGGAAGCCCAGGTGCAGGCGCAGTTCCAGCGCGGTGAGGCGTCGAAAGAACAGTATCAAGCCCTGCAACGGGAAATCATTGCAACGGAGCAGAAGCTGGAGAGCCTGGAGGAAGCGGCCAAAAAAAGCAGCGTGGCCATGCAGAAGGTCGGCCAGGCCGCAAACAATATTTCGGAAGGCGCGGGAAAGGTGGCTTCGGCCACCGCGCCGGTAACAGCTGGAGTCCTGGGGCTGGGCGCCGCGGTGCTGGCCACCGTGCCGGCGACGGAAGAATACAGAGTCGCCCAGGGCAAACTGAACACAGCGTACGAGGCGGCGGGATACAGCGCGGAAACCGCAGCCACGGCGTACAACGAGTTTTATAAAATCCTGGGAGACACCGACACAGCCACCGAGGCCTCCCAGCTGTTGGCCAAGCTGGTCACGAACGAGGAAGACGTGACCGAATGGACAAAGATCGCGGCGGGCGTCTTCGGAACCTTCGGCGACTCCCTGCCGGTCGAGGGACTGATCGAAGCATCGAACGAGACGGCAAAGGTCGGAACGGTGACGGGAGTCCTGGCGGACGCGCTGAACTGGGCCGGCATTTCCGAAGACGAGTTCAACACGAAGCTGGCGGCGTGCGGGACTGAAGCGGAGAGAAACAAGCTGATCATGGACACGCTGTCCGGTACATACAGCGGCGCGGCGGACTCTTTCTACGAAAACAACGCCGCGCTGATGGAGAGCCGGGAAGCATCGGCAGCCATGCAGGAAGCTATGGCAGAGCTGGCCACCAGCATCGCCCCCGTCGTGACGATGGCCACACAGCTGGCCGCCACGTTCTTAAACTGGTTTAATAGCCTGTCGAGCGGGCAGAAGGTCGCCATCGCCGCGATCCTGGCCATTGTGGCAGCTATCAGCCCGGTGGCCACGGTCATCGGAACGGTGTCGTCGGCCATCGCCATTTTCACGGGAGCAGCGACAACGGGAACGGCAGCAGCCACCGGCCTGGCCACCGTGATGACGGTCTTGACCGGCCCGGTCGGCCTGGTGATCGCAGCCGTGGCCGCCGCAGCGGCAGCCATCATTCTGCTGTGGAACAACTGCGAGGGCTTCAGGACGGCGGTCACGGCAGCGTGGGAAGTCATCAAGCAGGCCTTCCAGACGGCCCTGGAGTGGATACAAGCGACCTTTGCGCCAGTGTGGGACGCGGTAGTCCTGGCCATGCAGACGGTCTTCCAAACCTTCCAGGAGGCCCTGACGATTGCGTGGGAAGCAATCACGGAAGTGTTCCAGGTCTTTGAAAGTTTCCTGATGGACGTCTTCGGCGTGACCTGGAGCGACGTCTTCGCCATGCTCCAGGACGTGCTGTCCACCTTCGGAAGTGTGGTGCAGACCATTATCCAGGCCGCCACGACAATCTTCACGGGCCTGATCAACTGGCTGACTGCCACCTTCCTGACGTGGTGGCAATCCGCATGGAATAATGTCATCAACTACTTGACCGCCTTCAAGGACAATGTGGTGCAAATCATCGACGGAGTGAAGACCATCTTCCAGGGCGTCATCGACTTTGTGACGGGCGTCTTCACGGGAGACTGGGAACGAGCCTGGCAGGGAGTGCAGGACATCTTCCGCGGGATCTTCGAGGCCCTGGAGGGCATTGTGAAGGCGCCGCTGAACGGCGTTATCTTCCTGCTGAACAAGGCCATCGGCTTCATCAATACGTTCATCAGCGGGATTAACCGGGTCATCGGCGTAATCAACATGCTGGGCGCCGGAATCCCCACAATCCCGAGTATCCCGGAAATTGCATATCTGGCGAAGGGCGGCATCCTGGAGGCCGGCAGCGCCGTGGTCGGCGAAAACGGCCCCGAGCTGCTGTCTTTGCTGAACGGAAAGGCACGGGTCACGCCCCTGTCTTCTGCCGGGAACACCGGAAGCAGCGTGCCGGCGGCCGCTGGCTTCAATCAGACACTGAACTTCTACGGCGCAGAAATGACGCCGTCGCAGGTGGCACGGAAAACCAGGAACGCCACCAGAAAAATGCTTGCGGGGGTGAAAGCGTGAGAATTGTATGCGAGCGGGACGGCCGCAGAATTACCTTCGCCCACGCCCTCCCCTACTGGCTGGAGGAAACCGAGGGCCTGGGGGAACTGGACTGCGACGTGGAGAGCGAGAAAGCAACCGGGCAAGACGGCGAGCTGTACCAGGGCGCCACGGCAAATGTGCGAAACGTGACCATCAAGGCCACCGTAATTCCACCGAACGGAAAGACACACGCGGAGATCCGGCAAGAGTTCTTCGCCTTCTTTGTGCCGAGGGAGACCGGGACGCTGTACCTGTACGACGGCACAACGGAACGGAAAATCGAATACAAAGTGGAGTCCTGCGAGTTTGAAATGGACGGGATCTTCAGAGCGGTGGAGCTGTCGCTTCTTTGCCACGATCCTACCTTCAAGGCCGTGCAGGACGAAAGCCACCCTATGGCAGAAATCACCGGAAAGATCGAGTGGCCGGTGGAACTGGCGCCGGAGTTTGAGGTGGGCATAAAGGACAGCACCCTGATGGCCACCATAGTGAACGACAGCAGCGTGTCCAGAGGACTGACGATTACATTCCGGGCGTCCGGCGAGGTAGTAAACCCCGGAATGGTGGAAGTGAGCCGACAGGAAAGCCTGCAAATCAACACGACCATGCACGCCGGCGACATTATCGTACTGACGACCGCCCCAGGGAACAAGCGGCTGAAACTGTACCGCGAGACGGAAGAAATCAACATCAACAACCTGTGGGACTTCGGCGGAACCTGGCTTCAGGTAGAGCCGGGGAAGAATGTATTCCGATATACAGCGGACAGCGGGACGGACGTCCTGGAGGTCGTCCTTGCATCGACGCCGGCATACTGGGGGGCATGATATGGACCTGTATATCTATGACAGAGCCACGGGCCTGCAAGGGGTGGCGGACGCCACCACCAGCGTGCGCTGGCGGAGAAAGTACCAGGAACCGGGAGAAATCGAAATCCACATGCCGGCCACCAGGGAGAACGTCGAGCTGATGGCAGAGGGCCGCATCATCAAACGGCTGGACCAGGCCGACGCGGCCATCATCGAAGGAATCGAGATTGACGAAAACGACCTGACCGTCACGGGGCGCATGCTGTCCGCTGTACTGGAGCGGGCGATCCTGTCGAAGCGCTATACCATGAACATGACAGCGGAGAAGGCCATGAAAACGGTCATACCGGAGGGCACCAGGGTGGTGCCGGAGCTGGCGGCGGAAGCCGTGAAAGGGATCGGGGACACCACGGTGGACGTGCAGGCCACATACAAAAACCTGCTGACCGTGGAGGAACGGCTGGCGAAGTCGTCGGGCCTGGGGTACCGGGTCGAATACGCCCCCGGGGAAATGACTTTCGTAGTATTCCAGGGGACGGACCGCAGCGTGCAGCAGAGCGAGCGCCCGGTGGTCATCTTCTCCGACGAGTTCGGGAACCTGGCCGCGCCGAAGTATACGAAGACGTCGGTGGACTACAAGAACAAGGCTTACGTTGCCGGACAGGGCGAAGGAGACGACCGCGTGGTGGTTATCGTGGATCTGACGGACGGCGAAGAGGCCAGGGAGCTGTATGTTGACGCAAAAGACATTCAGCAGGAAGAAGGCGTCACCGCAGAGGAATACGAGGCCCTGCTGCGGCAGCGCGGCCTGGAGAAGCTGGCCGAGTGCCCGAAGGTGGAAAACTTCGAGGGGGACGGCGAGAACGTCGGAAACTTCGAGTACCTGAAGGACTGGGACCTGGGGGACATCGTGACCGTCCAGTATGCGCGGCTGGGAATTACAATGCACGAGCGGGTGACGGAGGTGGAAGAGGTGTACGAGCGTGGAGTGGCCACGTTCACGCCCACCTTCGGCTCCCCTCTGCCGGAAACACTGAATTTAGGAGATGATACCGAATGAGCGAAAGCAGCGGCTTTTTTGTGTCCCAGAACGGCGACCGAGTCTACACGCCTGACTGGCTGGCGGA